CTGGGTCGTGTGAATCATTCCAGTCATGACAATACTCGATTGCTTCCTCCCTGGTTAATCCGGTTTCTTTAACGGTCCTGTCAGCTCCCGCGAATGGCACTAAGTTATTGGGCCAACTTCCGTCGCTTTTTTCAGCTTCTCTCCACCATGGTCGTGTAAACGTGTAATATGTTTTCATTGTCTTGTCTTTTTCTGTTTGGGTTAATCGTTCAAGCTAGCCCTCTTGTTAAAGAGCTAGATCGAAGGATTAATACAAGGTCACTGACTCATCCCATACGCTAACAGTTTGAGAGTTATTAAAAATAGTCACTTTTGTCTCATGACAATCACACGCTAGTCCCAATTCAGGATAAGGAGTGAAGCTAGACTCTTCCGAGATATCATAACAGGCATAAGAGCCTTCCGGGTATTCCTCCAATGTTTCGCGCTCCCAGGCTAAAAGCATTTGATCCTCTTCTTCGGTAATTTCTGAAGAGTCAGCATTGACCAAGGGACAAATCGCCCAATTAGGTAAGCTTATGGTATATTCTGCAAGTGTTGTCATGATTTATGTGTGTTGTGTTTTATGTTTTGTGTTAGTGAATCTCCAACAGGGCATCTGAAATTTCTTCGTTAATGCCGTCAATAGCATCTCTCACATCTTCCAGCTTAAAGGAAGTGTCACGGTTCATGTCGGGCATGCTTGTCAGGATTTCTTCCTGTGCATACAGTTCAGCCTTGGTTCTTCTGAGTTCTTTTAAGGTGTGGGTCATTGTCTTGTGGTTTGAGTTTAACGGGTCTTAAGGTTAACCTTCTACGATTCGTATTCCGTAGTCAGCTATTCCGTCTGGGTTGCTCTGGTAGTGGTCAACGGCGGCAGCTAGTGCTTTTTTGTACGAATAATACAGGGCCGAATAGGCAACCCGATAATAACGGGGTGTGGATGTCTCGTAGTGCCAGTAGATTTGATAGAATTTCATTGTCATTGTGTTTCGTGGTTTGGGGTTTAAAACTGAGAACAACTTAGCACAACAATCGTTAAAAACAAGACATACTTTGTTGGAAACACCCTAAACCATTGATAGACAACCAAATCAAAAAGGATAAAAGTGATAGGATAGCTGTAAAACCCGGCGATTTGACAGAATTACAACAATCGTTTTGAATGGTTTGATATGGCTTCAAAGGGACAACAAAAAGGTGATGGACCAAGCGCACTGGCTAAGAGTTCCGAGAATCAGCTCGTGCCCATTAATGAGGATGAATGGGTAGAGTCCATGATTCACCGTGCCAGGAGTGCGTCACAAAAGGTCCTGGATGCCATTGACAACTCGATTGATGATATCCCACCCGAAAACCTGGCTGCTGTATTAGATAAGACTGTGAATGTGGCCGAAAGGATGGCGCAACGCAATCAGGCGAATCTGAATGTTAACGTGGGGATAAAGTTGGATGGTGATGATTTGAGTCATGCTGATTTGGTTGGTATCATTTCCGGTTTATCCCCCTCTGATAATCTCCAGGAGACCAAGCGCGTTAATGAGATTCAGTCTCAATATGATAATGAGAACGAGTCTCAACAAGAGGCAACCAATAAGCAATGGGATGCTAAGGATTCGCAAGTCATTGATATTGAGCCGGAAGCAAAAGACGGCTCGTTGGACCAGTCCGTTGGTAATGCTAAATCGATTGGTGAGGGCACTAGCTAAAATGCTCCTAAACCCAGTGCTCCCGGCGGTACGTGGCCGAGAGGCATTCAATGCCCGTTCACCTAGACCGACCAGGGGGGGGGCGGTCGAGTCTTGGAGCCACGCAATTATTTACGTATTAGTCCACCCAAACACAATTTTTCCTTTTCAGAGTTGTATCAGCTAACCAACTACAAATGAGCCACAAATCCAAAATAGGTGATCTCGGTGAGAAGGCGTTTGAATATGAGTGCTTGCAACGGGGCATTGAGCTTTGGGCACCTCTTTGGAGTAACCAGCATGACATTGATTTCATTGTTCGGCGTGGTGGCGACATCAAGACGGTCCAGGTAAAGTCTACCAGCACAGCTAAGGCTGATCGGGAAGCATACGGTTTCCGGTGGACCAATTGTAACTTTGACATACTAGCCTGCCATCGAGCTGAAACGCACGATTGGTGGATAATCGAGAACGACGGGAACCTGCCCAAGGGTGGCACCTGGATTACTTATAACGGAAAATGGAAGACGCAACTGAACAACTGGACACCCCTTCTGACGAGCTAACAGCTCAGGAAAAGGAACAACTACGCCAACTGCGAATCAAGGCTACTAGGCTGGAGAATCAGCTAAAGAAGCTCAAGACGGTTACCCGCACTAAGGACAGCGTTCAGCGGGAGAACGATCTACGAAAGGCCAGAGGGCAAGCCAGGCACGCTGAGATGGCTTTGGAGATGCAAGTGGAACGCCTACCCTACGTTGACCGGGTGTGGTATGACGGGTTACCAGCTAAGGTCTTTAAGCCACTACCGGGTCGTGGTCGTCTACTAGTCAAGGTATGGTCCGAGAATGGGAGGATTATCACCCATGAGGGAATACTGGAATTGCCGTATCGGAATATGATTACCTTTGTGCCGAACGATGACTTATACGTTGAGCGGAATCCTAATAACCCGGATCGCTTTCAGTTGGTAGCGGGTAGTGAGTATAACTTTAGGGGAGTAAGGATTAAGTGACCCTACCCACCTACATTAATATCCTATCCACCGAGTATTCGCTATTCGCGTATGACAAACAGATACCGGGAACCGAGGACGACTGGGGTTTATGCGACAAGGACAAGCGTATTATCAGCATCCGGTGGAACCGTGATCCGGTAGCCAATGTGGACACTCTTATACATGAGATCCTACATGCCATATGGTATGAGTATCAGATGTGTGAGGAAGGTGAAGAGGAAGAGATCTGTGTTGGTAAGCTGGCTAGTGGTTTAGCAAAAGTAATGAAAAGGAACCCAGTGTTATTGGACTGGATAAAGGAGCAATTACATGCCTAAGATCACTTATACTGACGAGGTAGTTGTTAACTTTGGAGTCCCATATGAGGAGTTCGTGGGTGGCAAGGTAAACCCCCTAGCCGCCAATCCTATACCGGCTGAAGAGGCTCAGAAGCTATCGCGTAAGGATTTGCGTATAGCTAACCTATGGAAGCGTAACCGGGAGCAGTTACAGTCTGTTGACCCAACGCAATATGGGTGGACCTTTGAACGGTGGCGAGCCATCATGGACGAGTGGGACCAGTATGCTGTGCACACTGTGTATGGCGGGAATAGATGTCTAGCTGCTGAACAAGAGATCTACGATCCGGTTGCCAAGACAAGCCGACGCATAGACTCCATCAAGGAACCCTTTCATGTATATGCTTGGGACGGTGAAAAGCGAGTTATAGCGAAAGCATCTGCGCCCTTCCGGAAAACTAGTAAGCAACAGATTTATACAGTGACTCTAGCCTCCGGTGATGTCTTTCGGGCATCGGGTGCTCACCGCGTTTTAGCTTCAAACGGCGATTGGCTTTCCGTTTCTCAGCTTGAGCCCGGAGTCGAGCTTTGCCATCCTCGGTCCAATTTGGGCAGCGTTCAGCTAAGTGTCGCCGATGTCAAATCGCTGAGGGAAGACTGGGTTTGGGATATCGAGGTCCCCGAACACCACAACTACCTTATCGGTAACACGGTTCACCACAACTCCAGCAAATCAACGTTCTGTGCCCGCTTATGCGTGTTTATGGCTCAGGTAATACCCGAGGCTGAGATCCGGTGCTGGAGTGTTAATGAGCAATCCAGTATCAATGACCAGCAACGCATGATATGGGAAGCCCTACCCGAAAAGTATAAGAACATGCCCAAGGCTAAGGGTGATAACTTTAGTGTCCAGTATAGCCAGAAGAACGGGTTCAGTGGTCGTAAGTTGATCCTGCCACCATTGAATGGCAAGGGCAAGGGTAGTATTATCCATTTTCAGAACTACCGGTCCTATCAATTGGACCCGCAGGTAGCTGAGGGTTGGAAGGCACATCTAGTCTGGTTGGATGAGGAATGTCCCCAGGCGTTGTTTGAGACAATGGTCTTCCGGGTAGCTGACTATCGCGGTAGGATACTGTTGTCGTTTACGACTCTGAAGGGTTGGACAAGTTTGATTCATGACATCAATGCGGGTGCTGAGACCATTGAGAAGCGTTACAGTAAGCTATTGGACGAGACTGTGCCTTATGAGCAACTGAGCAAGAACCGCTCCCGGTGTAAGATCTGGTATTTCTGGACGGAGGATAATCCGTATATACCATCGGATATGCTAGCTGACCTGAAGACCCGACCCCGTGAGGAACAACTAGCACGTGCTCACGGTGTGTGTGTTAAGAGTAGCACGACTAAGTTTCCGAAGTTTAACAGGCGTATTCACGTTATACCGCATGAGGACCTACCGTGGATTAACAAACGTAACATGGTTGTAACCCGGTATCAGACCCTTGACCCTGCGGGTAAAAAGCCCTGGGTGTGGCTATATGCTGGTGTTACTCAGTCACTGGACGAGGATATGCCCAATATCTACATATGGGATGAGTTTCCCGATAGGAGTTATGGTCATTGGGGTGTTACTGATGAGACTCCCAAGGGTAAGCCTGGTGATGCCATGAAAAGTCTTGGTTGGGGTATCCGACAGTATATCGCTAAGATGATGGACATGGAGGGTGGTATGGATATCTTTGAGCGTGGGATTGATAAGCGGTTTGCTAATCATACTCATACCGGCAGGGATGGGGATACCCGGTTGTTGGAAGAACTGCTACAAGAGGGTGTCCGGTATGTAACGCCGGTTACTAAGCGAGTGGACATGCGTAACGAGATCGAGCTGGGTATCCAGGCTGTGAACGATTATCTGGACTACGATGAGACACGGGACACGGACAGTCTTAACATGCCCCATATGTTCATTAGTGACCGCTGTGAGAACCTGATAGAGTGCATGGAGAACTTTACCGGTGAGGGTGGAACGGAAGAGGTCTGGAAGGATTACATTGACTGTTTAAGGATACTACTGGAGATCAACCCTCGGTGTATTGATATGAGTCAGTTTAAGGCGGGTCGAACGGCGGTTAGGGGGTATTAACTGGTCGAATGAAGGATAATAATGTATTGTCTATATCTAATCACAGACGGAGAGCATACTAAGGCAGGTATTACAAATGACCCTAAGCGCAGGCTGGGAATGCTTCAGACGGGCAATCCAAAACCACTTAGCATCTTGTTAACATGTCCAATGAGGAATAAAGAGGACGCTAGGCAATTAGAGAAGGCTGTGCATGATAAGTATTCAGAGCATAGGATGATGGGCGAGTGGTTCAATCTGACAGGAGACAAGATGATTGACTACGCATTGGATGTAGCCATGGAAATAACCCTCCAGCAGCAGCTTACACTAGTCAAAAATTTAGATGAAGAGGTGATCCTGAATGACTATTTGGACAAGTATGACGGGCATTCCTGGCTTTGCGATGCTACGAGAGAGAGTCTAATGGAGGCAGCTAAGAAGGAATTCAAGTGTTGATTGCTTGACAACTCACAACAAATCATCAATACTCCTGCACCATGCCAAAACACACCATAACCTATGACGCGGTTAAAGAAGCGTCAGAACTCTACGCTGCCCAACGTTGTTTACTTGTTGAGGACCGCCTAATACAAACCTTTGACTACCTATCAGCTAGTGCCAGTCACAGCAAGAGGATCAACGTCGAGGTCATAATCCATGAGTTACAGAACCTATGGGCTGACGACAGCCTGGAGGATTTAGCGGATCACTTATTCTATGAGCCGGTGGAGGATATTGAGCTGTAACCCATGTTCACCAAAGCCGACATAACCGGCATCCGCGTAGCCAAGACCTACCGCATACAGGGACCACGCACCCGTGATCGGGTCACCTTCCGTTGTATGCCACGGACCCATAAGCTACTGGTGTGGTTATCCACTAGAAAGAAGAGTAAGGCACCGTGGGGCAAGAGTCCGGGTTACACCATTGACTACCTACCGCGTATCTTCTACTGGCACTTTATGCGACACCATCACAACAAGGAATACACCTGGCCGGATAAGAATATGGCTACACTGGATTTGATGCAGCTATTGATCGATGAAGGGTTTAGTTGGAACCGGGGCCGGTTACTGGACCTCCTAACGGCCTGGGCGTATTTCTACGATGGTGGTAAAAGGAGGTGCTGGTGATGAACGGCAAAGGCTCCACACAGCGTCCCAAGGACGACAAGTATTGCACCGATGAGGAATTGGAGGAACGGTGGAAACGGGTGTTTGGTAAGAAGGGTTAGATCAAACCGACACCATAGGGGTTTTCTCCTCATATAAGACTCATAAGGACAACGACTGTTGCTCCGATGCAGTAGTGTCATTAACTATCTTCCTAAAAGCGTTAGCTATCCAAGATATACTACTAACCCCCTTTTGATAATGGGGGTTTTTTATGTACTCGTCTAGTAACCGGTTATACGTACTTTCCGGGTATAACGTTTTTAACATCCTTTCCAGTGTTAAAGTATCAACTGCATCAACAGCTTCTTTGGGTATTAGCTTCTTTTTCATCTTTAGTAGATTCGGGGAGAAGGGTAAGTTTCTATCTAGCAGCTGACCGAATTCCAGAACGGTTTACGCTCAACGGAAGTATTACCCGTCTTTTTGAATACTTCTACCTTGACCTTGTATTTGTCACGGAGTCGATTCAGCTCACCGGTTTTAAGGTCCTTTAAAAACTCGTAAGAGTAACCTGTTGCTTTCGACAGCTTTCTGATTGCGGTTTGACGATTCTGCCACCGTTTTACACCCGTAACGTATTTTCGATTCTTTCTCTTCCGACTCTGCTTACGTGCCTTAGCCTTTAGTGGGTCCTTAGCATGTTCAGCCTCATGACATTTCCGGCACAACAATTCGAGGTCTGACATTAGTTCTCTACCTAACCTTGAGTATGTACGATGATGAACATCAGTAGCAAACCGGTCACACCTATTACACGTATTACCATAATGTTGAAACGCGGTTAAACGTTGTTTCAACCAGTGATCACTTAGAAGGTATTGTTGATATTCTGTTTTAGTCATTAGTGTTGTTGTTTCCTCAGCCGGTATTAGATTGGAGCACAGCGACTCCGAGGGATACTGGTGTGTAGCCCTTAGGAAGGAGTCATAAACCCCTTTGTTATCAGCGAGCCGGGTTGTTGCCCCCAGCTCTTATAGACCCTGTTAAAACCTCAGCCGTTTAATGAGTTATCGTTTTGCTTTCCCCACCTAGGAACGGAGTCGACAGTTCCCCTAGGATTTACAGTTCACAGGATGTTAGCTTCCAACTTGGAGATTTCAAGGCACTCCTCGCCTTAGAAAATACTATAACACCACATCATGCATAAAACTGAACATTTGTCAAATCCACAACAACATCCTTGCGCTCACGCCTGAGAAACCCCTTTACGGCCACAAGGGCGGGCAAAAGTCCGTGACTCACTGGATGGCCTTTATTAAGCATAACTATTAGGAAACGACAATGGGTAAAAACATGATTCTAATCGGAATTGCTAACAATACCCCCTGATTTGACAAAACCGATGTAATAGTATATAAGTAACGCTTATATAATTATATACTATTATTAAAGACGAACAACGAGAATACCGCTACCAGAAGCCCAATGTGAAGTGGCTGGTCGAGACCTATGAAGAGGCTCAATCAGACCTAAGTGGGTATAGGGATCAGATGTCGCATAACGCCGACATTCGTTTCTGTAAGTGGGCAGGACAAACCAGGGATGGCAGAAAGAACGGCGATGACGCTTTTCCGTGGAAGGGTGCATCCGATTTGCGCTTTCCACTGGTAGACGACCTTTGTAACACGGAAGCAGCCTACCTTACCGAATCCCTATTCCGGGCCAACATTACGGCTATCCCGGTCAACAGTGCTGACACTGCCCAGGCTGGACTGACGTCTAGTTTTATGAAGTGGCTCATTGGTTCCCAGATGGACGAGCTACCTGACGAGACCGAATTGGGAGCCAACTACTGGGCAGAAAAGGGCGGTTATGTAGTAGGAACTTTTTGGGACCGGCGAACATGCCAGTATGCCGAAAAGGTCACAGCACAAGATATCGCCAGGGCGTTGTTGGAACAGGGTATCGATCCTGAATCCATCCATGACCCTCTTTTTGAAGAAGATTTGCGGCAACTCCTCCAAGCTAGCTATCCAGATGCGGGAGACGCAATAGTGGCCAATGCCATAACAAGCTTGCGAAATACCGGAGAAGCAGAGTTGCCCAGAGTCGGAACAACGGTGAATAGACCGTGTGTTCGCGTATTCAGAAAAGGTGAGGACATCCTCTACCCGAAGTCAGCAGCCAACATACAGTCGGCACCGTATGTCTTCAGGGTGGAGTATAAGACTGCTCAAGAGCTACAAGAGTATGCTGGGTCGGATGGGTGGAATCAACGTTGGGTGGATGCGGTTATTGAGAAGTGCCGAGGACAGGACTCCACAAACTGGAACTCCTACGAGCGCAATCGTGACCGCTTTAATATGAACCTTGATCAAGACGACGATGAGGGCTTGATTAAGGTCGTTTGGTGTTACCAGCGTTTGATTAATAAAGACGGTATTCTTGGCATCTATGAGACAATCTTCTGTCCCGAATACACACCGGAATCCGGTGCTAAATACGCCAAGCATGGTCTATCGCCGTACCATCTAAAAGGTCGTTATCCGTTTTGGGATTTCAGCAGAGAGAAGACTAGCAGGCTTTCATTTAACTCTAGGGGCATTCCTGACAATGCGGGTGACTTTCAGCGTATAGCCAAGGTCTACTACGACAATGAGATTGATCGTGGTTCAATGGCTACTCTGCCGCCGTTCTGGTATATTATGGGCCGCACCCCACCAGAATTGGGTCCGGGCGCAAAGTGGCCCGTGAGTCGTCAAGGTGAGGCTGGTTGGGCTGATCCACCCCGACATGATGCTGCGTCCAAAGAGATGCGGGAAATGATCATTGATGTGGCTCGTAACTACACGGGACTAACAACGGATCAGGAACACGCCAATGAAGTCCGGGCCAAGAAACAGGCTAACATCAACAAGTGGTTACGAGGTTGGCAACAGGTCTATCGTCACCTCTGGTGGTTATACCAGCAATACGGTGACGAGGTTATAACGTTCCGCGTTATGGGGTCCAATACGGTGCATCCGCAAGAATTCCACAAGAACCCCAGCGAGGACTACGACTTTTATCTTGAATTTGATGCACTGAGTCAGGAACCCGAGTTACAGCGCGAAAAGATCAAGTCAGCCATTGAGCTATTCAGTGCGGCTGACCGTGAGGCTAGGGGTGATTGGTCAGCGTTACTTCAAAAGGGCATTGAAATTATTGATCCAACTTGGGCTGAAACACTGATTAAGCCCGAGGAACAGGCTACCCAAGATGAGGTTCGTCAAGAGCGTGAAATGCTGCAACAGATGTATTCCGGTATGGATGTGGATTTGGCGGAACAGGGTGTGAACACTCAGTTACGTCGCCAAGTGGTGCAGCAGTTCGTGCAGGGTTCTGAGCAAATCCCGGCAACGGACGTTCAATCGCGGATGCAAAATGAGGAAGATCCATTTAGAGCTAGATTAGAGAAACACATGCAGCAGCTAGATTTTATTGATCAGCAACGTGAGAACGCCCAAATCGGACGGATCGGAACACAGCCAGGGAACATGAACGCATAATGAAGCCCTACCCAAAAGCCCAAAAAGAATTTCAGCAGGATCTACAACCGATTCTGCAACGACTACGTGAGAACGACGACTTTCAAGCCTATCGGGAATCTCTATCAGAGACTCGAGAACGCTTTATACGTCTCGCCTACAACAGTGACTACGACCAGAGCCAGAATAAGGCATTGGGAGCGGTAGCTGTTCTGGATGAGATCTTACTACAGACGGAAACTTAACACAGGTTACGGACGCCTACTAGTCCGGGTATGACAGATACAGCAACGGTGGACGCTCCACTTGAAACAGCGGGCGAGGATACGCAGGAACCCTCACAAGAATCTGCGGGAAAAAGTATAAGCGGTAGTGAATTGGCAAATATGTTTGCTACTCCACCCGCACCAGACGCACCGGAAGAACCGCAGGACGATAACGATGATGAAAGTCGAGAAGAACCCGTTATCGAACCTGTCGAGGAATCCGAGCCGACCGAGGACAACTCGGACAATGATGAGAATGGTTCTTTAACAATTAATGACACTTCGGAAAAAGAGGTAGAGCAGGAATCCAATGATCCTGAATGGTATGTGAAGCGCATTGATAAGATCACTGCACAGAACAAAGCCAGGGAGGAAGAATTGGAAGCCCGTATAGCTTCATTAGAGGAAGGCAAGCCACAGGAAACACCTACCATCGATCAGGTAACATCCGTTGAGCAACTGGATCAGTTGGAACAACAAGCGCAGGATGCGGAAGATCAGGTAGATGAGATCCTTGATGGTGATCCAGAGTATGACGGCGACGGAAACGCAGTGTGGGTAGTGGGCGATCAAAAGCTTACCAAATCACAACTGATAGACATCCGTAAAAACGCTCGTCAAACTTACCGAGCCATACCTAAGAAGAGACAGGTAATTGCACAGGTCTCTAATTACAGACAGGCAGTGGAAAAGGAATACTCATTCTTCACCGACGAAACCGATCCCTACTATGAGTTTGCCCAGCAGACCATAAATAGCCCTATGCTAAAGAAACTCGAGCTTGAGTTTCCAGAAGCGGCGGGTGTAGCAGCATTGGCAGTCAGAGGAAAAATGGCAGTAGACGCGGAAGCTAAGGTAAAGGAAGCACCTAAGAAGTTAGCTAAGAAAGCTACTATTAAGAGCACTCCACCCAAGGCCCCCGTGGATACGGGCACAGTAGCTCAACCAAGAACACCTGAAGAGTCAGCAACTAAGCAGACAAGAAAGCTCATTAGAACAGGCAACGTCAGCAGCAAACAAGCGATAAATATATTTAAGCAATAGGTTCTCTCGCTTTAACTAAATTAAAATAAAGGAGATAATATAATGGCAGGTGCAACCACCTACGGTGACGGTTCAACCGTCAATCGGGAAGACCTACTGGATTTACTTTCAGTATTGGAACCCGAAAAAACACCAGTAACATCTTTGGCTGGAAAATCAGCCAAACCCGGTAACCTATTTACTGAGTGGGGACTCGACGCATATGATGTGCCTGAGTTCGACGCAGTAGAACAGGGAGCTGACGTTACTGATTTCGATAACAAGACTAAGAACCGCGAACGCGTTGGCAACTACCAACAAAAGATTCGTCGTTCTTGGATGGTAACTACCGAGCAGGAAGCTACGGACACAGCCGGTCACGGTTCTGATGTAGCTGAATCCAAAGCTCGTTGTATGGTAGAACTCAAGAGAGACATCGAGAGTGCTATCTGTTCTGACCAAGAAATGTCAGCCAGCAACCCTACTGCTCTTCGCGGTATTGGTAAATGGCTACAGGCTACTGCTCAATCCGTTAATCCAGTTCCGGCTGATTATCTGACACCAGCAGGCAACATCAACACGACTGCCACGGCTTCACTCGCTGACTCCGACATTAATGGCGTTCTCCAATCAATGTATGAGAACTCTGGTAATGACATGTCACGCACGACTCTCGTAGCTGGTCCTAACTTGCGTTCAGCAGTAACCAATCTGCAACGTTCAGTTGGTGGTGGAGCAGGTAACCCTTACACTGTTAATCAAGATGCCAAGGAGCATAACATTACCTTCCGCGTTGACGAATACGTTGGCGATTACGGACGGATCTTTGTGGTTCCTACGCTTTTTAACGGTCGTGTTACCGGTGACACTACTCTCACAAACCAGGCATCCGCTCGCGGTTACCTGATCGACCCTGATTACTTGAGCCTTTATTACATGAAGGCCCCGGTTATGAAGGACCTGGAAGACCAAGGCGCAGGACCACGTGGTTTCGCTGAAGTGATTTTGTCACTTTGCGTGAAGCACCCACAGGCTCTTGGTAAATTCTCTGCAACCTCTTAATAGAAAGAACTAAAAAATGGCTAATATTGCAATTACAGTTCCACGGCTCGTTCGCCTTCCTGAAAACTCGGCTTTTACACACGGTGTGAAAATCAAGGCTTCTGATGTGAATGATTCCGCAAATTCTACAGACGGTGACGTTGCTACCATCGAATTCACCGGCAGTGATCTGCCATCTAAATTCGTTGTTGCCCGTTGTGTAGCGGATGTCAGTACGGCATTTGCTACCGATGGAACACTAACGTATTCAGTGGGAACCGATGGTGATGATGATAACTTCCTGACAGATACGGACGCAAAGACTGCTGGTGTCGAGATCGCTGCTATCGGTGGTGCTCCCGTAACCCTGGCTGGGTCTTTCGGATCTTCAGGAGATGACTTGATGGTGAGTCTCAATACGCAGGCCGCTACAGGTGCATTGTCTGACATTACCGCAGGTGAGTTGGACGTTTATTTTGATATCATTGATATCGGAAGCGCGTCTCTCAACCTGAACTAACACATTCTGTGAGAGCTGGCCCTGTCAATCCGGGGTCAGCCTCACTACTTTCGTTAATATGTTAATACAAGTTGATCCCCAAGTTAAAGCAGAGGTAGAGCAAAAGAAGTTCTTAGAAGGACTTTACTGGGAACTGCGAGAGGGCAGGGAATTAGAAAAGTTCCACTACCTAAAGAAACGCCGCGAACTCGGCAAAGAGAACCAGGGTAAAGCTGGTATGGTCGAGGGTTTAGGTCAACACACAGCATCCTATGATGCTCGCCAATGGTTTCGTTGGCAGGAAGAGGACAAGTATTTTTGGCAGGATGAATCCAATGTCAAAAAGTTCAAGCAGGACAATCCAGAAGTATTGGTAACAAAACATTAATGCTACTAGCACCCACATTGAGCATGGTCGGAATCGTCCTTCGGGATGTTGTTCCCAGCCCATCCCCTGTTCAAACGATGACGATTGTGGACAGTGGTTGGATGCACGCCAATATCCAGTGGGAGGACGCTTCGGCTGACTGGAAAAACCCTTGCATATTACAGCGTAAATCCGGTGGTAGCTTTCCTACTCCTAATCTGGGCAACGCTCAAGATATCGAATCTAATTTTATTTGGGTAGGTGTTCGGGAAGCTAATCGCTATACCGACGTGACACTCACTGAGGGCACTACTTATGAGTATCGAGCCTGTTACGTAACGAACTACGACAGTGTTGTCAGGGATAGTGCCAGCCCGGTTTACACCGAATGGCAATACGGTGAAGTGACCACTAGCACCCGATCCAGTGTAACCACGATCAATGTTGTTACCGATCACAGTGCCGACAATACTGGTGCTACTAATTCCTGGGATGCGTTCCAGGCGGCTGTTGTTGCTGCTAAAGCGGCTGACTATGCTGAGATCTACGTTCCTGCGGGAACCTATACTATTTACCCAACTGACCCAGCGGTTACCTTTGATGGCACTTACCTCAAGGTGGTCAACGGTCAGTCTTATTCCAGTGCCCTTATAACGGGTGACTCTAGTAATATTACCATACGTGGTGACGTTGACGGTGGTGGTGCTCCATCAACCTTTATCAATTGTCGCTTGTGGCATAATCGCCCCGGAACGGAATACCTAACCGTATTGAATTCGCCGGGTGGTGATCCAACCAATGACAACGACGTAGCTAACATTAAACGCTACGGCTTCTGGTTGTGTTCCGATCCCGATAGCGATGTGGAAAACGTGGTGCTAAAGAATGTGGATGTGGACATGACATCCACTCCGGTATCCACGGGTAAACGCTGGTATAGCTTGGACGAGAAGCGCACCCAATGGGACATCAGCCAAAAGCTCATGTACGGGTTTTGGAATACTCGTAACGTATTATTGGATAATGTCCGCGCAAAGAACATTAGGGGCGAAATAGCTTACTGGGGCGGCTTGGGTTGTGAAAAATACCGCATGACCAATTGCGTGTTCAGTGCGTCCAACAGCTCCATTGTGAGCATGAGTGCTGACGCGGAATACGAGAACTGCACCTTCAGTGACTTTAGTAACAGTGGTATTGAATCCGCTCCCCATAGTAAGAACGGTGACGACAACGCGAGCCAATTAACCAGTCCATTCGGCTCATATGACTTTTACCAAGACACGATCGTTCGCGGTTGCACATTCAACTGCTTGGATCAATCGGTTAATGGTATAATGAAAGACCTGGCTGATTTGGAAACCGCTGAGAACAGTTTCGCGGGTATCCATATCTTTAACCAGAAGGGCACCTTTCAGAGTGTTACCGATTGCACTATCACCGCTTTCCGCAACTTGGCGTTGGGTCCGTGGTATGAGTGCTACAATAGCTTTTACAACAACCTGACCATTACTAACCCACGTAAGGGTAGTGGATCGGTCATATACCTGAATCCTACGCCCTGGGCTTTATATAAGCTATCGGGTGGCATGGACTACAACTACTGGTCGAATATCAATTTCACATTGGGTGACGTAAACCTAAATAACAGTGGAGCTTTCTTTAAAAACTTCGCTTCAATGAATAGCGAGAACAATACCATCATAGATAAAATGACTATTGATGGTGGCGGCGGTTCCATTTCTCGTCTCTGGCAGGATAAATACACTAACGCTTTGGGTCGTGATGGCTTTGAGTTGCGTGACTGGTCATCCACCAATCTTTCAACTGACACCTTTTCATTTTTCGTTAATCTTAACGGCGCTACCCCGTTACCACTACCCTCTTTTGAAGATTTTGATTTTGAGTGGCACCAACGGGTGATTAACGAGGCCAACGGTAACACTGATATTTATTGGGGGCAGACCACCATCGAAAACTGGGAGTCGGACAGCAACTACGACTTTACCAGCGTTGATAACATCAGTGAGCACCAGGTCGGTTCCTACTTAAAATTTAAACCTCACAACGGTAGTGATACCATTATCTTCCGCGTCGATCCCACGTGGAATAACTTCAATCAAGAATACACCATTACCGGCACTGAAGTATTGACCTGCCAAGTGGTTAGTGAGGGCACCAACAAACTTCAATTCGTTTCAAAGGTATGATCGAACTCAAACAATCTACAGCTCGTTACATCAATATCGGACCCTTTCTGGATGTCGGTGATGCTGCAACCAATGAGACTGGCTTGGCCGGTTCCATGACCGTCTACCTGTCAAAGGCTGGCGGTGCTCGATCGGCCCGTAACAGCGCAACTGCCATCAGTTATGACAGGGACGGCTGTTACCGTATTCACTTGGACGCTACAGACACTGGAACATTAGGGGATCTGGTGGTTAGCATTAGTGATCCCACGACCCATTTGCATGTTGAGCGCGAGTTTTCCGTGGTGACAGCTAACTATTACGACAGTAAATACTCCACTGATCTATTTCAGGTAGACATTCAGCAGTGCGCCGGTTCCAGTGTAGCGGGTGTAGCCGACTTTAAGGCAACCGGGTTCTCAACCTTTAACGCTGGATCGGACACCGTTACCCTAACAGCAGCCACCCACACTGGCGCGGTTATACCAACCGTTACAGATGTAACCAATGGGCTAACCCCCGGCAACGTAACGGTTGGTGGCTATACGGCAGCAGCACTACTGGAACTCTTACAGACCGACACTGGTGAAACATCAGCGTCAGCCGGTTCGGTAGCCAAGCTTGCTCAAGGTGCTTCCGGTCTGGACAGCGCAACAGTAACCACAGCCTGCGAGACGGCTATTGATAATAAGGGCTTAAGCGGCAATGGTATTGGGGCTGAAACCGTAACCATCACTATTGATGACGGTAGTGACCCGCTAGATGGTGCGGAGGTTTGGGTAACCACTGATTCAATCGGAACTAATCGCGTAGCTAGTGGGATATCCAACGCTAGCGGACAAGTGACGTTCATGTTAGACACGGGCAGTTACTACGTTTGGAAGCAACTAGCCGGATACAACTTCACTAACCCATCTGCTTTAACTGTAACCTAAGATGCCTACCTATTCAGGATCACCAGCTACGGTCACAGCGACCACTCCACAGTATCCCACTCGGACCTATAAGGAATTGCTTTACGCTATTTCCCGCGCCGCTGGGATTGACCCTAACCGATTGCTGGACGATGACGCTCTAGCTATTCGTGACTACATTAACACCGCTCTTAGGACTATCTGGGAATACTATCCCTGGCCCAAGTTGATGCGGGTTGGTAGCGACACTTATGCTAATATCGACAACTACGCCAACTACGATCTGTTTTTTATCAGCAGCACTGATCCGCGTGTTGACCGTAACCCTACTTTCTATACTTTTAGCGTGGACGCCGGTGGATTCAATATTATTGACGACAACCTAGCCACAACCGCCACGCTATACTTTACTTACCGCGATCGTTTCTATCCCTTCGATGGCACTCGCTACTCCACGATTACCACCTATGAATTGGATGGCATGTCGTATGACTCTACCACCGGCGATTACTATCGTTCCGTAGTGGGTAGTAACCTTAATAACGCGCTCACCGACACCGCTTGGTGGGATCGTCGTTATATCCCGGCATTTCTTTTTGAATACACTAAGCTCTCAGCCCTAGCCCAAATGCGTGAAGCGGAAGGCCAAGGTGAAAAGAGCCGTATTCTGGAAGTCAAAGCCACAGCCGCTCTTATGGCCGAACTGGATAAATGGGAGCGACAAAAGAACCAACAACTACGACCGCACGTTAGAGTAAGATCGGGCGGTTAAAACATTTCATAACCACATTACATTATGCCAGCAAAAGACCAAATATCAGACAACAGTGATAGGACTATTGAGTCCTTCTCAGCCAACGCAGCATTCGCCGCTTCGGGTTCAAAATACTTAGATACCACCGACGCTACCACCTATGACTTTCAGGGCATACAAGTGCTCACGGATGCGGTGATAGCTGACGTATCCAATTTTGATTCGATCCATGAAGGATGGGCCAACGCTGATACCATGCTTCAGGCCGTAGGCTACTACCCTATTAGCGGTAGTGCTATCACGCTGACCAGCGGAACAGTGTTGCTAATCGCCAAGTAATTAGTCGCATGGGACCAGCGGGTTTAATATCATCTACGGTAGGTCGGTTAGGCAACGGACTAGGGCTGAGTAAGCCTACTTCAGTAATTGAAGCGGGTGCCACGGCATACACTTATTATCGCTTTCGCGCAACTGATGAAAATTACGCTGGAGGTGCTCGCTGGGGTGTTACGGAAATTAAAGGCTATGAGTCCAATGATAATACAGGGGATAATGTGTTTAATACCCTTTATGTGAGCGCATTGGGGTCAAGCGGAACTGACTCAGATCAGAGGGCTTTTGATGAAGACACTGGAACCTATTGGGATACTTTTAATAAGACTCCTCCTGACTACCAGAATATCTACGTGCGAATGTCAGCAGCTAAGGCAATACGATCTATTACCTTTGACCACGCTCCTTTTGGGTGGGTTGCTAAGCAGTTTGTGGTGGAAGGCAGTGATGACGCGGCTAGTTGGACTGTTTTGGCTACCATAAATCACCCAAATGACGCTTCGCCACAAAACTTCACCGACATTCAATAAATATGACCGAATCCTATAAACTTAGCCGAGGGGATACTCCGTGATAGGTATCCTGACCAACCTGCTATCAGGACCGGCTGGTGCTACCGCACTGGGGGCTGTATTGAAGTTGTTCAATACTTGGGTTCAGGGACGTATAGAAAAGCAGCAAATGGAAGCTGCACGGGAGGAAAAGATTTTAGACACATGGGCCAAATCTCAAATAGCTATTACGAAGGACCGGCAATCGAAGACAACAAGGCGTTGGGTTTTCTGGATGCTTACGGCAACCTATTGTTTTGTGTTTGTCTGGTTCACGATTTTCCCCGAAACGACCATTATTACCCTTGGGGGCCATTCGTCTGGGTGGATCACCAACATTTTTGGGGGTGCAACTGACGCGCTGGTAACGGTAACCGGTGGTCATGTAGTGGTAGCGGGATTAGAATTGATTTTTATGGTAGTAGGTTTTTTCGCGCTCCCATCTCGACGTAGATAATGACACGAAACGAAAACAGTTTATATGCTCCAAAGCAGGAGACGATAATGTGAGAATTGACAAAACAATAACTTGGGGCAATATAGGTGCAATGGTGTTTCCTATTATAAGCGTAATAGTAATTGCAGTTACCATGCGTGAGGATGTAAAGACAAACGCTGAAGACATCGTTCAACTACAGGGTTTTAACAAAAACATAGGTAGCATATTAACCGCGCATACGACTTCAATAGCGGTTCACCAAGCCGAGATCCAAGGCTTGGAGAAGGACGAGCGGGAGATTAAGGAGCAACTAACCCGCATGGAACAGAAGATCGACGATTTGTAATGCCAATCACTAAACAGGATATGAGTACGCTCAATGGTAGCAGTTAACCGGACAGTTATTGTTCCCCATATTTATGAGGGACCATGGAAGGGAACCTACGCGCTTAGCGACGAGGGTGCTGATCAGTTGCATGATGTAGAGATTACAACCACCGGCACTACCCACGTATTGGATACCGCCGTTGGGTCCAATGGTGTTGTAACCATCAAGAACGCGACGGGTGACACCCTCACCGTATCCACTACCGATTCACAAACCATCGACGGTGAGACCAGTATTCAATTGCTCAACAACGAAGCCCTAACAATATATAGTGACCAATCCAATTGGCATATAATATGAGTTATTTTAAAGACAGCGGTTATGGTATCCCCAGTGAGTCGAATAACACGACTACACCACTGGCGGCTAGTGCTACCTACACCGGCACCTCGGAGTCCAACGTGCATTCCGATGTTATGGTATCCTGTTATAGTGATACTGCCGGGATGCTCTACTTGGACTTTAGCGACAACAATACCGATTGGCACACGTTCCCCAGTAAAGGGTTTACGATTTCAGCCGGTAGCCATTTTGATCATGAAGCTGTTAAGGGACCGCGCTATTTCCGGGTCCGGTTTGTCAATGGATCATCCACGCAATCCATATTACAACTCTACACTTACTTTGGCACCTTTCGCCAACCATCGACAGCATTAAATCAAACCCTTGGCCTTGATTCGGACGCGCTCACTGTTCGATCCGATGACTTTCAGGATGAGGTTCGCCGTGGGTTACGTGCCGGTGTAACCGGGTGGAATAAGTTTGGTTATCGCAACGGTCTTACGTCAGGTGGTGGCGAGGAATCCATATGGGCTACAACGGGTAATTTTAGTATTCTAACATCACCGAGCACCTTCACTATTACTTACGACGGTACTAGCGGCGGTTCTACGGATGGGAGTGGCACCACGGGAGCTACACAGCTATACTTTTACTATATCGATGACGATGGTTTACCGGCGATCCGACCCCATACCCTGGGCACTGATGGTAGTGATGAAACCAGCTTTTCCGGTCTGGGTATCAATCGCTGTGTGGTAGCGGCCAGTGGTGCCCTGACCTATAACGCGAGTGATATTACTATTACCGCTACTACCGGTGGCACAACCCAAGCAGTAATACCCGCCGAACAGAGTGTTACCCAGCAGGCTATTTTTTTTAACGGATCAAACCACATTGCTATAGCTAAATACCTGCACATCGGTTTAGCGTCATCCAGCAAGTCTCCAACGGTGCAAATCATCGGCTATGTTTATAACCGTCAGTTCAGCACCCGGTATGAGATCTTTAGAACCAACGTTGATACCGCTGTGGAGTTAAGCCAGGACTTTATTGATCCCATTGGTTTCCCCTTAACCGATACGGATGTCCTTTACTTTGTTGCCGATAGTAGTGCTAACAGTGTGGACGTGAGTATCCGCTTTAGTCTTAATATGTATCAAACTACATGAGCCTTTTCTCATCATACGGTCAAACTGAATCCAACTTTGCTAGGGTGGGCGATAACGGCTTTGTGGGTATTGATGCTCGCACAGCTCCCGATAAACTGCCTGAGGGTGTTCTGAGTCGTGCTGAGAACGTGCGGATGCGAACCAAAGAGATTGTTACCCGACCCGGTAACCCTTTTATCAATGGCTTCTATCCTGACAACTGGCCCTACGACATTGAGTATTCTAACAGTGCTTTGACGGGGACATGGAATAACGATGGTTTGGATGCCGACGTAACGGTTGACACGGGTGCTACATCTGGAACGCCTTACGCTGATGGTTATGAATATCTTCGTTTTGATTCTGGCCTTGTATTAAAGGTAACCGGCGAGGAAGCCGGTGGTGTTATACCGGTCGAAGCCCAGTTTGTAGCTAGTGGCCAATCCGCAGCCGCCGAAACCTTTGTATGGTGTAAGTTGGAAACCAGCCATGAGACCTGGGGTGACTTGTTCGACATGGCTCGCAGTGTGATCACTAACGCCGGGCAAACACCGATTACCACTGGTCGATTTAGTGACCCTAATAGCTATGAATATTTTGTGGTCATTACCGCCACATCCGCTTGGTTTGCCAGAGAACATAACCGACCATTTGAGGTTACCATCCCGGGCGGTGTGGATGATACGGCTTACTTGGAGCAAGCATTTGATAGGCTATTTCTGTTCAGGGGCACCGGTCAAACGGTCCTGGATTATACAGCCAGCCGGGGAACCTGGGCCGAGTTGACATCTGACTTGGACGGCACTTACACTCTACCACTTCCCAATACCAAGCGTGGTGTGTTCTTTCAGAACCGCATGTGGGTTTGGGTGGATGACTCTCTTTACTTTTCAGACATTGGCAACCCGGACCGTTATTACCTACTAGATAACGAGGTGCGTATCAACACCGGTCAACACTCTGATGGTATCGTAGCTGCCTTCCCCTTTGGAAAGTATGCATTACTCATATTTACTAGCGACAGCATTTATGCACTGGATAACCTTTATGGTGACGTAGCAGCCAATATGCGCTTACGACAGATCAGCACCCGAGTGGGTTGTGGTTCACCGGATACCATCGTTAATGTTGGTAGCCGCGTTTGGTTCTGTGATCAGTCGGGTGACGTATGGGATATTTCACAGGTGAACGAGGAACGTATGGAGATATCCGGTGAACCGGTATCCTGGCCTATTAGACCAGCAATGGAAGAGTTGGGGTTAGTAAATAACAACGACTGGGCGGCGGCTTATCACGACGGTTATTATTACCTGTTTTTTCAGGGTGATAATATTTATCAGAGTAGCGTTGATTTCTTTGGTATTACCCTTTCGGGTCTAAACTACGTAGCTGTCTATGATACCATTAACGAAGCTTGGGTATCGATCGATAAGGATGCTATGATGGATATGGTTGGTCTGCCGGTTGTCATGGATTGGTATGGTGATCAACGCTTACTAACCCTAAACAAGCAATCCAGCAACCTACGCATGACCGGTTACGGGCTTACGGATGGCACGAGAAGTACCAGTAATGTTAGTGGCTTAGGCGGTCAACCCTACGTCACCCTATGGACTCGCGGATATACCGCTGACAAGGGCATTACTCAGCAGTTCAGGCGGTTTCATTGCAATATAGCTAGGCGGGATGCTGACACCGCTTTTTACCCATACACTGATGGCCATAACGAATATGAGGCGATTTGGCAGTTAAAGAACAGCACCACCACCGATCGTGTGGAATACATGACATGGGATACGCCGGATTGGGACCCCAGTAATACTAATGACGATTTTGATAATCCCTATCGTAAGGATTACCGGGTGGTTCCCTCTGACAGTGCAACCGGCATTAATTTAAAAGGCGGTCTAAACCTGGGTAAGTATCAGACCTACAACTACGCACAAACCTTCAACGCTACCGGCAACTACTGTCAGTTGAAAATCGTCAATCAAGAAGGTAATATAAAAATCAAGGACATCGCCCTATCATCCA